CTCGCCGGTGGCGTGCTGTGCGGAGACGGCCAGTGGCGGCAGATTGTCACCATTGAGGACGCGCTCGCCGGTGGCTGCACCCTGTTTAACCTCGACCAGCTTAAGCAGGAAAACAGCGCGGATGACTTCCGTAACCTGTTTATGTGCGAGTTCGTCGACGATAAGGCGTCGGTATTTCCGTTCGAGGAGCTGCAGCGCTGCATGGTCGATGCGATGGAAGAATGGGAGGACTTCGAGCCGTTCGCCGACCGTCCGTTTAACTGGCGTCCTGTCTGGATTGGCTATGACCCGTCACACACAGGCGACAGCGCCGGGTGCGCGGTACTGGCTCCGCCACTGGTTGCCGGTGGCAAGTTCCGCATCCTTGAGCGTCACCAGTGGAAAGGCATGGACTTTGCCGCGCAGGCCGAGGCCATCCGGGCGCTGACCGAGAAATACACCGTCGACTATATCGGCATTGATGCGACCGGCATCGGCCAGGGTGTTTACCAGCTCGTGCGCTCATTCTTCCCGGCAGCGCGCGCCATCCGCTACACGCCGGAAATGAAAACCGCAATGGTGCTCAAAGCAAAAGACACCATCAGGCGCGGGTGTCTGGAATATGACGCCGGTGCGACCGACATCACGCAGTCATTTATGGCTATCCGCAAAACCATGACCAGCAGCGGCCGTAGCGCCACCTACGAAGCCAGCCGCAGTGAAGAGGCCAGCCACGCGGATATCGCGTGGGCAACCATGCACGCGCTGTTAAACGAGCCGCTTTCCGCCGGTAGCGGTATGCAATCAAGCTCAATTCTGGATATTAACTAAGATGAAAAAACGCCAAAAAAAACAGCCAAAACAGACCAACATGACCGCCAGCGCGCCGCAGAAAATGGAGGCGTTCACCTTTGGTGAGCCGTCACCCGTTCTGGATCGCCGCGACATCCTCGACTATGTCGAGTGCATCAATAACGGCAAATGGTACGAGCCGCCGGTCAACTTCTCGGGACTGGCAAAAAGCCTGCGCGCCGCCGTACACCACAGCTCCCCGATTTACGTAAAGCGCAACATTCTGACGAGCACCTTTATCCCGCACCCGTTGCTGTCGCGTCAGGACTTCAGCCGCCTTGTGCTTGATTATCTGGTGTTTGCAAACGGCTATCTCGAAAAGCGCATGAGCGTTACCGGCCAGCTCTTTAAACTGGAAACCTCCCCGGCCAAATACGCCCGCCGTGGTGTCGAGGATGGTGTTTACTGGTACGTCTCGAGCTTTACCAACCCGCACCAGTTCGCCCCCGGTTCGGTGTGCCATCTGCTTGAGCCCGATATCAATCAGGAGCTCTACGGGATGCCAGAATATCTGAGCGCGCTTAATTCCGCCTGGCTGAACGAATCCGCCACGCTGTTTCGTCGCAAGTATTACCAGAACGGCGCGCACGCGGGTTACATCATGTATGTGACCGACGCGGCGCAAAGCAGCACCGATGTTGAGGCGCTGCGCTCCGCGATGCGCGACTCGAAGGGGCTCGGGAATTTCAAAAACCTGTTTTTCTACGCCCCGAACGGGAAACCGGACGGCATCAAGATTGTGCCGTTGAGTGAAGTCGCCACGAAGGATGATTTTTTTAACATCAAGAAGGTGAGCGCCGCTGACCTGCTCGATGCGCACCGCGTGCCGTTCCAGCTCATGGGCGGCAAGCCTGAAAATATCGGCTCGATGGGCGATATCGAGAAGGTGGCGCGGGTATTTGTGCGTAACGAGCTGACGCCGCTGCAGGAGCGTTTCAAAGAGATTAACGATTGGTTAGGAATGGAGGTGATCCGCTTTAAGGATTACAGCATCGAGACCGACTAAAACCGACCAAAATGCCGCCTCCGGGCGGCATATCCTCAGAGCAAGCCAGACGCCGCACACGCGACGCAACCCCGCCATTGTCTCACGATTCCACCTCATAGCTCAGCGCGCCACCACGACGCGCACAGACGCGCAAAATAAATCCTGTCACCACGTCTGGCGCGCAGTGCTATCCCCGCCTCGCCTGCCCGCTTGATGGGTCGGTTTTAATGCAGGTGCATTTATCCTTTAAGGTCAGGTACCACATTTCTTACGATGTGAACAGACAACTTTTTTTTGCATGCATTTTGATGCAAAATCATGCGTAGCTATCAAGGCTCCGATCATACTTGGATTTACACACAACCACTGCCTTTGATGCCGAGTCAAAAGTGGAAAAAGGATAAATTATGGTTTCGTCAAATGTTAAAATTAAAGCATTTCCAGCAAAAAGATTTTTCGTGGAAATGCTTACAAGAGATATTGAATTATCTGATTCAATATTAGATTTGTTAGATAATTGCCTTGATGGTGTATTGAGAAAAAATAACTTCACCCCTGAACAAACATTTGGAAAGTCAGACGTATATAAGGGGTATCATGCCCATATTGAGTTCGACGAAAACTGCTTCAAAATAATTGATAACTGCGGTGGAATTCCGGGTGAACTCGCTGAGGAATATGCCTTTAGGTTAGGAAGACCAACCGAACGAGAAAAAGAAGAACTCCCGACTATCGGTGTCTACGGCATAGGTATGAAGCGCGCCATTTTTAAAATGGGGACCTCTGCCAAAATATTAAGCAAAACAGATACCGAACAATTCTCAGTCAATATCACACCAGAATGGATGACTGATGATAACAATTGGTCATTAGAGTTAGAACGTGACAATGTCGATCTAAAAGACTCAGGTGTAAGCATATTAATTAATAATCTGAGAAGTGATATTAAAGCCTCATTATCTAAAGATCGTGACTTTGAAAACGAACTGATAAATATTATAGGCAATCATTATAGCTTAATAATAAAAAAAGGATTTGAAGTAAAAATAAATGGAAAGATCGTAAAACCGACCAACACCACGCTTATATTCGATGAAGATTCCATAAAAGACAATACTGACGGCATTGCACCTTATATATATGAGAATAATTCCAATGGAGTTTCCATAAAAATAGCCGTTGGTTTTTATCGTAATTTACCTAGTGAAGAAGAAGAAGAGCAGCTTCTATCTGGCCGCTCAACAACAGAGAAGGCTGGCTGGACTATTATATGTAATGACCGCGTAGTTCTTCATGCAGACAAATCAAAACTCACTGGATGGGGCGAGGCAGGTGTTCCTCAATATCATACCCAATTCATTGGTATTGCAGGTATTGTTATATTTACCTCTTCAAACGCTGAATTATTACCAATAACTACAACCAAACGTGGAGTGGATGGTAATTCAGAATTATACCTCTCAACTAAAGATTTTATGCGAGAAGGACTGAAGTTCTTTACCGATTTTACCAATAGATGGAAGAGCAATAATCAAGAAAGAAAAGAAATCATAAGCACGGCATCTAATATGATTTCCACTACAGAAACTGATTTTACTAAGTCTATTCCACAAGAAAAATGGTCTACTGTTCGTCGCTCAATTGGAGGTCAAGTTTTCAGACCTAAACTACCAATGCCCCGTGAAACAGACCCATTACGTCAAATCAAATTTAGTCGCAGAGAGAGCGAAATAAAATTAGTATCAGAACATCTCTTTGAAGATGCAAACATACCACCGGCTGAGGTTGGTCAACATTGTTTTGATAAATATTTGGAAAAGGCTAAACAATGAGCACAGGCGGAAGCATCCCATATCATTTGAGGCAAAACAAAGCCATCGAAAGGAATCTTTTTGTTGAAACCTTAAGACGGATGAATAATTACACGAACATATCTGATTATGTTTATGTCGGTTTTGGGGGGCCTTTTCTTGAAGATTTCAAACAAATCCATAACCTTTTAAAGGTTAATAAAATGATATCTATTGAAGGTGATGAAAACGTACATCGCCGCCAACAATTTAATAAGCCTTTATCTTGTATAGATTTAGGTCAAGCACCTGAATTTAGTGGTGATTTTATAAATCGCTATGGCTTTGACGATAACACAATAATCTGGTTAGATTACGCGATACCCTCAGCGTTGAATGCCCAATTAAATGAAGTGGTCAATTTAATTACTAAATTGAAACCAAAAGACATTTTCAAAGTCACATTAAATGCGCATCCTGAAACATTAGGAAAGGACCCTAGCGAAAGAGATCCAAAGCCATTTCGATATAGAAAAATAAATGAAATACTGACTGAAAGCTTTATGCCCGTAGATACCACTGAAGAGGATGTTAGCTTAAAAAAATACCCTACATTACTTATGAATGCTTTAAAAAGGGCAGTAGGTAATGGTTTAAAAGGTCGCCAAGATATAAGAATCCATCCATTAACTTCTTTCGTTTATAAAGATGGGCAACAAATGGTAACTCTAACAGCGATTGTGTTAGAAAATTCAGACGAAGAAGAAGCAAGATTCATTGACTCCTCAAGAATAAGGAACTGGCCATTTTATGCAGGAGAATGGCGTAAGCCAAAGGACATTAATGTTCCCGCCATGTCTTTAAAAGAGAGGATTCATATTGAATCATTATTACCCGAGGCTACAGTTCAAAATATTCATGAGCAACTAGGATTCTTTATTGGCACCAATGCTGCAGGTGCCAATATAGATCTCAGTAATTTTATTGAATATTACAAGGTAGTTCCATGGTATTCAAAAGTTCATTTTTGACATTTAGGCAGTAATTGTACAAGGGTAATAGCATAGCTTCAGCGACTAAGGGGCTAACGCTATTACCTATCTGCCTAAAGCTATGCCATTTCGTAGGGTGAAATCGGAACCAATCAGGGAAACCTTGTAACCTAGCAGCTTCACGTGGTGTGATAACACGAGCCTGAGTAGGGTGAATAGGTCGAACAGCTTGGTAGCTGCCTTTATCGCTACCAGTTCCTGCTCTCAATGTAGGGCAAAACCCCTCTGGATCAAGGCGCTGAGATCTTGAGATTTTATCTATTTCCCCAAATGAAAGATTGCCATATCTTTTAATTATTTCGTCTGTATGAACAGTGCCCAAAAAACCTGATACGAGACCGTTCTCTAATTTTTTTAAGGATTCAGCATCACCTACTTTGTCCGGTATATGTCCCCAAAGTCTTTTGTAGAATTCACCATCCCTGTCCATTTTAACCTTGCGCCAGCCCTGCGATTCTTCCTGCCATTCTTTTTTAATTACGCGTGGCACACCATATAAAGCATCTTTAACAAAAATTTGTTCAACTACACTCTTTGGAAAGAAGTCTGATTCCTTTAACTGGCTTGCGAAATCCTTTCGAAAACCGATAAAAAATATACGGGTCCTTGTCGTAGGAGCACCATAGTTTGAAGCATTCACTTTAATAGGATGTAGCAAAAAATAACGATCATTCACTAAAGAAAAAGCTTTTTCTCTTACAGAATTGTACTTCTCATTCATGATCCCTGGGACATTCTCAGCCAAAAAACAAATTGGAGACAGTTCATTCACTAGTCGAAAGAAATGAATATATAACTCATTTCTTAAATCATCAGCATTTCCTTTTCCTATAGTGCTGAAGCCTTGGCATGGCGGCCCACCAACCACACAATCAATTTCTTTGACCCCGCATGCTGATAAAATATCCTGAGCTGTAAGCTCACTCACATCTCTATGTAAATGTGTTGATTCGGGGAAATTTAATTGATGCGAAAAAATAGCATGTTTATCCAACTCAACGGCTCCAGCCAAGTTAAAGCCTGCTCTCGTTGCTCCCAAGCTCAAACCGCCAACTCCAGAGAATAAGTCAACTAAATTCATATACAAATAACCATGCTAAATATTCAACTAATGATCAAGTATTGTACCATCATCTATCCTGTTTTCTAAGCCTTGATTGACTCAGAATCATGTCCACTCATCAGGAACCGGATAAGAGAATTTTTCCCCCTCATATATCACTGTAGCGCCACGTGCCAGCGCCTGAAGCTCCCAGTGCTGCGGCGTAATACCTTGCTGTGCCAGCTCAACACGAATGTGTGGTATCCGTGCCCGTTGCGGCTTCGTCATTCGGCCCGATGGTGCCATCTGATGCGACTTTGATGGCTCGTAGCTTCTTTGCGGGCGAATTGGCCACGGTGCATCGTGTTTTAACGCATCTCTGAGCACCATAACAACTTCTGGGTCTTCCCACGCGATAACCCCGCATTCTATTAGATTCAACACCGCTGCGGCTTGCTCAGACGGTTTAGGGGTCATAACTCGATCGCCGCCGCCGGCGAGCTTTCCACAGTTATTGACAGGACTCCGAGGCGCGGCAGAGCCGCTTTTTAAGGTCAAAGGCTCAACGGCCAAAACCTTTGGAACAATGCGCCATTCGGCTGTACGGGTTACATGGACACGGTGAGCCCCGAGGTGAGGGGCATAAATCCCGATAACTCTCTCGATATCCTCCTCGTATTTGTTGACCTCATCCGTCAGCTTTCGGGCGACCCTGACGGCCTGAGCATCACGCGGCATATTTGCCCCGCCCTGCGCGATGATATACAGGTCAAAATCGCCCTTATCTGCAGCCGCTCGCGCAGCCTCGACACGGTCGTCAAACTCGCTGGCGATACTCACGCCGCGCGGCAGCTTGCGCAGTTCGCGGTAAGCGCCCATTGTCGGAAGGCCAATCGGTTTAAACTGAGGGATGCGCCATGTAGACGCCCATGCGGTAACGGCTGCGGCCGTGTCTTTCAGCGGCTTGCCGGTGTCGTGGTCGAGCTGGCCATCGAGCGCGTAGCCGTCGATATTTTTGGCAATGTATTTAGCGATGTAACCCGCCGCACCGCCCTGATTAAGATGACGGGACTCAAAGCGCTGTTTTGCCGCGCCCTTTTCGTGCCCGTCCTCTTTAAGGGCATAACGACGCATAATTTCGTTAATGGCTTTACGTTGACCGGGTTTGCAAAAAAGCATCATGTGCCAGTGTGGCGTGCCGTCGTGGTGCGGCTCGACAACACGCATCCCGTAAACTTCTAAATCGTTATCTTTGAACGCAGTGCGCATGAGGCTCCAGATTCGGCAAAGATAGCGCTGGCCGTCTTTGGGCGTGAATGCGGTTTCGTTCCAGCCGTGATTGAGCTGTACCGTTTTGCTTTCGCCTTTGCCGACCTGACGAGTCGGGTGATACTTCGACGGCGTGGTCAGCGTGATAAACATTCCCACATCACCAACGCTGGCCGCGTAACGTTCAATCCCGGCGATGGTATTCATCAGCTCCATACGACGTATTTCAGGGTTTGAGATACTCCCCATGACCTTACTGATGAGGTCGATACGTTCGCCGGTGACTTTGTTTTCCAGCTCGCATGATTTGAGGTATTCAAGATTAGCCAGGCGGCGCGCGTGAACATCGCGGATCGCCCTTTTGCTGGCGTAAGGTGAGCGGTCTTTATTGACCTCACCGGCAGCGATGAGCAGCGCCTCGCACCAGCGCATACGCTGCGCCTTGAGCTGGTTAACCCACCACTCATCCTTAATCAGTCGGGAAATAGCGGAAAATGCCATGCGGATCGTCATCTGACCCTTACGGTATTTTTTCCAGTACATCGGGTTGATGTTAAATGTGCGAGCAATACCGGCCACTTGCCCGTATAGGTGCGACTGAGCTTCATCGGTGAAAAGTGTCTCTTTCCCGCCGTGAGCCTCCGCCCATGCGTCGCTTAACTCCTCGTATTTGCTCCAGAGCTGAGAGGCAATTCTGGCCGCAAACTTCCTGAGCTCTTTGTCATTCATATCTGGTAAGCGCGCATACTGGTCGCGCTCGGACAGAAACCCAATCGAGGCGGAGTCATTCATCCCGCACAGCTCATTAACACGCTCAAGACGCGGCAGCAGCTTGCGCTCAAACGTGTTTTTAAGGAAATACAGCCCACCTAAAGGGCTCTTTTTACGGCGGATGAAGTTATAACGCGATGTAAACAGCGTTTGCAGGAAAAACGGCAGACGGTCAATTCGGTTTAAAACACCTTGCACCTGACGGAGTTCGGCACGTGTAAGGGGTCTGTCGCGGCCAATAGCCTCTTTGGTGACGTTATTCCAGGGATAAGCACCAACGAATGAATCACTGGTGCCCTTCAAAAATGGTGGTGGTGGCGAGGGGGCAACACGCCCCCGAGGTTCGTTGGACATATTATTTAAAAGCGTCCAGACATTGCTTCCCCAAGCGTTCAATCCGAGCTTCCAGAACTGAGAAGCCGGTAAGATCGCTGGTCAAAAGATCATGCAATACCAGCCCTGAGATAAGCTTGTGGATAGTTGGGTAGTAACCCACAACGTCCAGCCATTCCTTACCTTCATTCTTCCCGGATGTAGCGGTCTTTTTTTCCTGCAAAATGAATTGGTAGCGATCACTGGTGATGACGTATTGGTTATTAATCTCGATGCGTATGCTCATTTTTGCTTCCTGTTAAAAGTGGTTAGCCAGCTCTACCGAAAATTGAGTTGTGTAGCTTTTCCGACTCCTGGCCTAATAACTCGATAATCTCGGTGCGATTAAGTTCTGACTTACTGATGTACGCGATAAGTCCGTCAAACTGAGAAGAGAAACGGGTCGCCGTGTCGCGCTGAGCCTCGCTTACTGCCTGCGCCAGATGTGCCGAACACATCCCCCGCTGTGCTGTATTTTGTTTTTGCATTTGCCTATCTCCGGACAAAAGGAGTCCCCACGCTGTAAGGCGCGTAATAAGTCGAATCCAGATTAATTAATGTAAATACTGCTCAGGTTTTACCGAGGTTAAAATAGTTGGTGCGTACTCAAAAAGGCTGAACAGCTCTCGCAGAGCGCGGAAAAGTTTGTCGCGCCAATAACAGCCCTCTTCATTCAAACGCCAGTGCGGCATCATAAATTCCTGCTCTGTCAGTCCCGCATGAAGAAACAGTGATCGCCTTTGGCTAACGGTCAGGCGGCTGATGAAAGTTGCTTTCGACACGCCAAGTTGGCGGTGCCGGGCGAATGCATTTCTCAATTCATCAAGCGCGCAAACAAGAC